ACGGGGGGGGTCCTAGCCAGGACCCCCCCCCGCGGCAAGAGCTTTCTTAGGAGGGCGCTTGCCGCGAATTATAGGCTAGGGTGGTGTTCGCCAACCACCCGGCGGCAGATGGGATTTTGGTTTCTTTTCCATCTGCTACATTGAGCTGTCCACAAGCGAGCTGCTGGGTAACAACCTGGCGGTGATCGTGATGGTACACTTCTACCGACGTGCCACACTGTTCTTGAACCCCTTGTACCGGGGTGAATAGTCTGGGCACCAGGTGCTCCGAGTCTCTGCCCCATCCACAGTCGTGGGCCGAGTAGTAGCGTAGGAAGCGCGGTTCGTGCCATGCGGTTCTCCTGTCCGATAAGGTGGGGGAGACCCTGGACAGTGTTACCCTTGGTAGCACAGGCCGGACGGGGAATTGGATGTGGCGCTCCATCGGCGTCACATTAAGAGTAGTTACGCCCCTGAGCTAGGCCTTCGCGGTCAGTCAGGGACACGGGCCTCTGAACCATTTGTACGCGTGTATGGCTATGCGGTTGCCCCATGCCTGGACTCTCCACCCAGGTATGGAGGCCGCTTAGTGCGTTGCGTAGGCATACCCCTAAGGTCGTCCTGGAGGACGTATGGTGCACTTAGCCGTTCTTAAGCGCATTGAGGAAGGGCGTACGGTTTGAGGCTGAACTTCTTCTAGCCAGGTTACTGAATATATTTCTGGAAATATTACATTGTGTGTAACCGAGCAGTTGATGATGAGTCTCCTCCCAAGCAAACAACCTCTTGTCCAAAACTACTACAGAGCCCACGAAAGGGCACAGACTAAGCGCTGACAACTTGACATGGCTGGCGTTTACCCAGTGGTTGTCATTTTACAGTGTTGGCTGGCAGGCGTATTCCCTGTGTGAGTGCCTTGGCTGGACACTTGCATGGGGCCTGTCAGTGGTGGGAACTTGGGGGTTGCGCCCCAGGAACCCGGGTGTGTACACCACCACCAACCCCAGCCACCCCCCGCTCCTTTCGTCACTATGGTCACAATTAAAACATTCATCGAGTCTCCCTTTGTGACGTGCATTCCGGGTCTCCTAGCCCTGACTGCATCTGCATGTTTTATTAGGACCCTGGTGACCAACCCAACAGCGGCGGTATCTCGCTATAGTACCGGCGCTGAGGAGCACAACGATGTAGCTGACGACGCCATGTCCGCTCAATTGGTGGACGAGGCGGAATCTGACCAGAAGCGAGCAGATGATCTGCATGAGCTTGAACAACAACTCGAGCACTGCACTCAACTGATGGCTATCAGGGGTCAGGCCAAGTTCCTCACTGTTGCCGACGGCGAATACACGCATGAGCCCATTCCACCGGGTATCATTGAGCGTGTCGTCGAGCGACGGAGGGTGCAAGGCAACCCCCTGGTGCAGGGCCCCGACGCTGCTGGTGTGATGGTCATGGATTATGCGGTTCACTACCGACCCGCAATGCCCTTCGAGATCCCAATTTCCATGGGGGTTGTGGGCATTTCATGGCCAGCACAGAAATTCCGCACCATAGGTGAGATGCTAGGCACATTCGGATCCAAAGTCCGGGTGGACGTTATGGGCAAGAAGTTTGTTGCTCAACGTACAGCCGATGGCACAGCTCACCTGTACTCGCCCCTCCCAGATGAAGAGCTCCCCCGCCACTGCTTAGAAGTAACACCACTCTTTCTGAAGCCACGACGGACAGCCCTAATCAACTCGATCACTTTTCAACGGGTCGGGGGAGGACGCCGACTGAGACGCCAGCGATTTCGGGAACGCGCACGACTCGCACAGCCCGCCCTGGAGAAGGGGCATGCTGTTGTGATTAGGGAGGTGCGCGATGCCGTTGTCACTGAGATCACTGATGTACCCCCACATGCCACTGACGCGGTCATTCGCGCGCAGCGCATGTGTGCTTTCCATGCTGCGAGGCGCATCTTTGAGGGACAGACCCCCAAGGGGATCGAGTGGACCATTGATCCGTCCTCGATCACCAACCCCTCCATCCGGCTCAAGCTGTGTGAGGCCATTGCGTATGAGGCAGTGGCCCCTAACCAGTTTGAGGTCGAGGAACACCGGAGGGAGGCACAGGGCCCACATGAGGAGTTGCGGCGAAACTACCGCCGCCCCAATCAGAGCCTCTTTGAGGCTTGGACTGGGATTCCATGGGGTTCTGTGCAACGCCAATCGCGTTTCTAGGCGGCCCCACGCGGCGTGTTGGATTCACTGTGCCCACCAACGTAGACTTTAATTCCATCAAGGCTATGTTGAAAAAGGGTGAGGAATTCAAGGCAACGCGCCGTATGGGGCCGCCTAGGGAGAAGGTCTTTTCGGACCTGGCTCCCATTATTGGAGGAGTAGAGTACAGCTACCACAACGGCACCTTCGAAGATGCAAAGGCTGCGGTTCTGGAGAGGATGCTCTGTGTCACGCTTGATGGTGTGATACAGAGACCTCCGGAATCAAAGCCTGGTGTGTGGGCTGGTCTTAAAACTTTTAGTAAGGCCATCGCTGGTCACATTCGTTCCCGGGGCAACCCAGTACCTCTGACAGAACAACAGTTCGCCGAGAGTTACAAGGATGCACGCCGACGTACGAGGTACCTTATAGCGGTGGAGGATCTGAAGTTGAAGCCAGTGTGTCGTGAAGACGCATGGTTGTCTCTGTTCCTCAAGTCGGAGAAGACGGCGTACAAGGCAAAACGCTGTGTGGCTCGTGTTATTAGCCCACGTTCGCCTAGGTACAACGTGTGTGTGGGTCGGTATCTCCGCACAGTTGAGCATGGCAACGCACCAGGCTCGCTGTATTGGGCTATCGACCAGGTTTTTGGCGCACCAACCGTAGCCAAGAACCTCAACGCAAGCCAAGTGGCACACTTGATTGTGGATTCGTGGGGAGCCATTGATGACCCCATAGCCCTCTCTCTTGATGCCAAGCGCTTTGACCAGCACTGTGGTCGCGAAGCTCTGAGGTTTGAGCATGGTGTGTACAACCGTGTCTTTCGCTCCCCTGAGCTCATGCGACTACTTTCATGGCAGCTGGACAATATAGGGCGACTCTACCTTAAGGATGGCAAGATCAAGGTCAGAGTCGCCCGTGGACGCATGAGTGGTGACATGAACACAAGTTGTGGGAATGTCATCATTATGTGCGCACTGATCTGGGGCTATGCGAAAAGTCTCGGAATTCGATACCGTTTGGTCAACAACGGTGATGACAGTGTGCTGATTGTGTCCAAAAGTGACCTCCCCAAACTCGCCAGGTTGCAGGAATGGTTTCACGACTATGGTTACACCATGAAGATTGAGAGCACTACCACCGTTCTCGAGCAAGTCGTGTTTTGCCAATCGCAGCCTGTGCACGGAACCAAAGGGTGGGTCATGGTCCGGCAGCTAAACGCTCTTGCCAAGGACAATGTCACTGACCGTGACGTGCGTACGGAGGCCTCCTGGAACAGCCAGCGAGGTGCCATTGCGGATTGTGGACTGGCCCTCACCGATGGTCTACCCATGTTGCCGCAGTACTACAAGCTCCTTAAAGGTACGTCCAAAACCGCCGCCAAAAATACCCTTGAGACAGGTATGCAATGGGCGGCTCGTGGCATGGAGAATAGTGAAAGTGAGGTCTCAGTGCGCGCTAGAGTCAGTTTCTGGCGTGCATTCGGCATCAGCCCTTTTCAACAGGTTGCAGCCGAGGAGATCCTCGCCGACACTCATTTGCGTTATTGGGGTCGGGAAGTCTGGGCGCAGAGGCATGAGGAATGGTATGATATGCCACTCATTTCGCGCTGGAGTTAATCCAGCCTACAAAGAGCATACAACCTTCCTCCTCTGTGCCATGTGTGAGGGAATACCTGACATTTTCAGCAGTTAGGTATAGCGGCCCGGCTATTTTTCCCCTTAGTCGGCATTCCGGGCGGGCGGGCCCGGATGAAAAGTCCCCCTCCACGATTTTTCAAGATTTCCAAACCATCCAGACTCTCAACATGCAATCTCCCTGGCAGGAAGTTTCTCAATACATCGGACCTTCAGAGTCCGATATGTCATCACGGACCGGCAGTGTCCATTTTCACACACCCCAAGACCCAAACACGGGGGTTCTCGAACCCCCTGGTCGGGTTGAAGGCGGTGGTACGGACACTGCTCCCCATGTGGCTCGCCACATTGGTCCTGGTCGTACGGTCATTCAGGATATGGGCCGTGCCATTTCGTCAGCGTACTCCAAGATCCACTCGGATGCTCCACTTCTTGAGAGTGTTTTGCATCTTGGGTATGACCAAGCCAGTGCTCTCGTCTCCAAGTACCTTGGAAACGAAGCTACTAAGCGCGACGTTGATCAACTTCTACGTCAACTTGGCCGTACTTTTGGCGTTGATTCTTCTGGCACTACTGATCCTGGTGGTGAAAGTAAAGCTGCAGGACGTCCATATTCTTCTGGACAGGTCCTACAGTCATCTGGTGGGACAGAACCGGGGCCTTCGCACGCAGGTAGAACGTTACCTGTACGAGATAGTGGCCCGGTTTTCGCATCAGAGGAACTTCACCGCCTCCACACCCGAGAAAAGCACCGTCTAACCACGGAGCGACATCTTGGAGCTGTTATGAGTGGCAACCCCCAGGATGATTCTGGTGACTACCTAGTCTACGGACCGCCCTTCGCCTTCAGCGAGACAACCCCTTCTACTAATCCAGTATTTACGCAAAGCGATGATGGTGTGATGATCACGCATCGTGCTATGCTGGGTACTGTTCAGGGTTCGACCGCATTTCAGGCGATCAAATGGGCCGCCAACCCAGGAGTAGAGGCAAGTGCTCCCTGGGTTAGTGCCGTAGCACAACGATTCGAGTGGTACAAGTACGACATGCTGAGGTTCAAGTATGTCCCGCGGGTCGCAACAACATCTTCGGGTGATATCGGTTTTAGCAGCGATTTCAACCCGGGTGACACTGACCCGCCTGACATGAAGACTGCCTTGGCAAGCGAGTACTCTGTGGACACCGTGGTGTGGAAGAGCCTGACGTGGCCGGAACTAGAGGTAAAGGACATCAAAGCCTACAAGCGAGCGTTGAACCGCAAACGCCTAGTTCGGTCGTGGCAGGTGGGCAGGGATGTGGCAACACTTTATGATGCTGCAACTGTCTATTTTCTCACCGAGGGAACACCGAATGGTACCACTATTGGCGACATATGGGTGGAGTACAGTGTGCGGCTTTACCAACCGCATATTGCACCCATTACGCCGCCTCCCACGACCCTTGCCTATTTCAACCCTACTGATTCTCCCCTGACCTCCGGGGAGGCTAGTAATGTCAGTTTCGTCAAGATCCTGGATCCCTTTGGGATTGTTCTAGATACAGGCATCGGCTCCGGAAACTCAATACGCCTCCCGCATGGTTTGTGGGATGTTACATGGCGTCCTGGGTATACGGTGTCCTCATCCACCTGCAGCTCTGTGTGTGCCTCGGCACTCATACAAGGGGTTAGCGGGTCGGCACCGAGTAACACCGTTGCCGAGGCTTATGACTCGGAGAACGCAGCGGGCGCATCAGTGTACAATCTGCAGCGCCGTGGTTGTGTTCGAGCAGTCGTTACAAGTCTCGGCTCAACGACTGTGGCTGCGCAGCTCATGGTTTCAGTGTCAGCCGGTACCATCGCGCTGTCATCTGGCTCATATTCACTAACAGATATGACCAATGGACTGCTCATCAGCCGCATGTAATGTGACGTGCGTGTCTTTCTCCTTCTGAAAACGGTGCCCTTTGTTCACGGGCACTCGACAAAAAGTGTGGGTGAACTCCACATAACCGGGACAACATCTAGCCCGGCGAGGGGTGGTGTGGCAACCACTTCTTGTAGGTAAGCCAAGGGTCTGCAGAGACGGGATGGTTGGGTGGTAACATGTATCGGCGTTCCCCGGTACACTCCGGCTACCAAGTGCGCAATGGCTTGGTGTCGGATCGCGGAATAACAGAGGCTGGAAACCTTAGGAAACCGCAACGAACCCTCCTCTCTCCTATACCCCTGGTGAAACCAACCTCACGTTGCCTTGCGTGGGGGCCCAACCCCGGCGATGGGGCTGACTGATATGGACCAGTAAAAGACTTCGGTCGGGCTCTGGCATAACTGTCAACAGCAATACAGCGCTGCCTTACCTGCACACCAG